AACCACCGCTGCTATTACTTGCAACCCAACCTTGCTTACTATTTGATGAAGTATGAAAACCATATCTAATTGGAAATATATCGTTCCAAACTGTTTGGTCAGCCTCAACTACACCAAAACCAAAATTTGTAAAAGGATACATTGCACCCCAACCATTTGCGTATTTCATTTGTTTTTATTTTTATTCATTAAATACCATTTTTGAGCAGTGTAACCGATCGTCATTAGTAGCAATGTAATCTTAAGTATTGTATCTATATTAGTGAAGCTTATTGAAAAGCTTATTAAGTTTAATGTATATATCTTCATATCAGAGTAAGCCATTGTATTAAAAGGGTTTGCCTTCTATTATTGAAGGATTAGTTAACTCTTCTATTAATTCATTGTAAAGCACTGTGGTTTGAGCTTCGTAAGACTCCTTATCAAGAGCTTCAAAGACCCAAGACAAAACGATTTCTTCAGTCAAATCTTCGTATGGTATAAAGTCTTCAGATTCTTGTGTATATTCAAAACTAAACATATTTTTGTAAACGTCAATTTCCGAAGCTTCGCAACCTCCGTATATCTGCGTTACAAAGCCGTTTTTAGACTCTCTATACATATCATATATTTTCCAAGTTATTTCCATTATGTTGTTCTAATTTTTAAATCATTTCCGTTTCTATATATACCACCAAGTTCAACTCCTCCTGCTGCTGCTGCAGATTCTGAATTAAAGTTATGGTTTAATATTTGTGCAATAATTATATTACTTATTGTTAGAGACGTTTTTTGTGTTATTTCAACAGCGTTTAATCTATTATTGTCATCTTCCCCTACACCAACAGCAAAAACTGTATCACCAAATTGCGGTTTATTAAATTTACCTACCACTAAAGACTGTACACCTGCTGTATTTTCTAAATTTGATCCGATTAATTGAGAAAATTTACCTGTTGTTATTCTATTTTGATAACCTACATTCAAACAGTTTGTTGTTTCTCCTTCAATCTTACAAGTGCCTCCTATTATAAAAGCATTATAACCTGTTATACCAATAGTATTTGAGTCTCCAAATATATAATTTCCTGTTCCTGATGTCGAAACATTATTATTACCAATGACAGAAGATCGTTTAGCTCGATTAACGTTTGATTGACCCATAACAAGAGAATAAGATGAGGCGTTGTCGTTTCTAAATCCACCAACGATTGACCCTTGTCCACCATTTGTGTTGCTACTACCAAATACAATTCCGTCGCTGCCTCCTAAATTATTAAATCCACCAACGGCTAAATTTCTTGCTCCTGCAACAGTATTCCCTTGACCACCAACAATTCCGTACCTTAAAGAGCTTATATTATTAGATCCACCGGATATTATACTTGTTGAAGCGCTACCTGTCACTGCATTTGTTGATCCGAAAAAAGCACTATAACTTCCCTTTACGCTGTTATTAAATCCTGAAGCAATACTTGAATTGCCGGAAAGTAAAGACGTTTGATCTGCTGCTAAAACCGCCGATTTATCAGCGTAGTTTTTACTTTTATAACCTGCAACAGATGAATAGTCTCCTGTTAATTCGTTTTCAAATCCGGATACAAAAGCCGTTAATGGCGATACATTATTTGTCGAAAGAATTTTATTACCTGTTCCAAAAACTCCTGCATCTGTTATTGGAGCAGTGGCAGCCGGTAGAGTATTTAATGTTCCACTTGTTAAATTACCAACAAAAGATCCGTAAGATTGCGCTGATACAAATCCGTTTGACGTTATATTTCCACCAATTAAAGCGTTTCCTGAAAAATCTACATTTCCACCTCCTTTTATTGTTCCGTCAATGTTTATAAATAACCCTGAAGCAGTGCCCAATCCGTCAGTCAACTCGACTTCTCCTGTTAATTGAAGGCTGTCTGATGTTTTTATTATAGACTTATATGTGCTTGATATTAATTGTCCTGTGTACGTTGCCATATATACTTAATTTGTACGTTTAGTGTTGTCGTTTGACTCCATTTCATTGTTTATTTTTTCTAAAAACCGGTATAAAAGCTCAATGTTCTTTTTTTTAGGTTTGCTATTTCTATTTCTTTTTAAGTTTTTTAATCCTTTATTCATAAAATAGCTTATAAAACCCAACCTGTAAAATTAGCTTCTCTGTCCGGATACATATCTTCATTTTGATTAGAGTTATACTCCGGAAATTCATTGTTATGAAAGTCCATATAATCAATAAAACGTCTCGTATAAAACTGAGCAAAGCTTCTATGTTTATCTATCAGTGTATCAACCTCTTCTTTTGTAACGCTTTCACTGTTTTCTGATGTATGCTTGAAAACTCCTCCATTAGCTACTTGATAAGCAGCAAAAGGTAAATAATCAACCATTGCGTAATGTATAAGCATATCAACAATAAAGTCTCTAACCAATGATAAATAGGGATCCTGTAAAGTCCCTGCTGTAATTTCATCAGATATTTTGTTATAAAGTCTTCCACCTAAGAAGTTTTGTATGTGTATCTGTTGTGCGATCTTAATAAACTGCAAAAATTTGTTTACATCAACGTTGCCGTCAATCAGTGTATTTGCTTTTAAGTCTTTTGCCGTTATAAATAATGCTGTTGCCATATGTTATTTGAATATATCTGTTGGGATATTCGTTCCTGATGATTTACTTTTAGGTGGAGAGTAATTAGGGTGATGTCCTCCGTTGGGCATATCAATAGGAGCTACCTTTGCTTGTGCTGATCCTCTTGGATTAATATTATATGTTGGTGGAATGACTCGAGTTCTTTTGTAATCGTAAAACTGAGGACTTTCTATTGCCTTGCTTTTAAGCCTATATAAGACCTTTTTCCAAACGTGATGACAGTAGACACCACCTTTATACTTAAAAAGGTCGTAAGGCTGCGATTTATGACCGAAATTGCTGTTTACACCCTTCCTACTCGCTTGATCTATGTCTTCAATTCTATACACCGCAGGATATCCTTTGCTGTCGTATCTATTCATCATTGTAGAACAAAAATCTCTCGTGTTGTCTGAAGGTTTTTTCTGAAAATATTTATAACGGATCTTGTAAAACGATTTATCTAAATAACTAAAGCCGTTGGGCTTCGGTGTTACATAACCTGCTAATTTTTGTACTACATTTTGCTTAGGAGCTATTAAGTAATTTGCCCAAGTTTCATTGTCAAACTCATCTTCTCCACATTCAACCTCGTCAACAATATCCCAATCCTCATTAACATCGTCTTGTTGTAAGTTTTCTAATATAGTATTGCTAAGATCTTCAGTAAGTTCGATGTTTTCATTGTCATCAGACATTTTGATACCGGTCTCTTCTTCAATGGTATCTTTATCAACAAGCTCTTCATCTATATCTGTAAACTCAAGTGGCTGTAAGGTTTTAAAGTAAAGCTTTAAAGAAATATCATTGTAAGATAAGATTTTATCAAAAGCGTCAATTAATAACTCTTGAAAAGGTCTTATCACTGTATTATCCATTAATGTAGAAGCTGTCTTTAATTCATCAGCATTATTGCCCAAACCTCCTCCGTCTTTTATACCTAACAACATAGGAGAAACAACTCTGTGAGAGACCATAATTTTTCTCATACTCTCGTCAGATAAAAACTGATATTGCATATGTGCGTCCGATAATTGTACGGCTTCTATACTTGATTGAGTATCAGCGTTTTCGTTAAAGCTTAAAATAAACTTCCCTGCGTTTGATGATCCGGAGTATTTTTCATAAATCCTTCTCTCAATAAGGCTTCGCTCTTCTTCATTAGGCACTCCGTTGTTAAAGTTAATTAACATACTTGGTGCAAGACCATTCATTATGTTGTTAAGATGATAGTTTGAAACCTCTTCTTCAAGCTCTGCGTACTGCAAACCTCCTTGATAATCAACAGGAGAATAATAGTAATGCCCTGCTACATAAGGTTTTACATATAAAATCTCTCTTGCTTCAGTGCTTGTACCAAAAGTTGGTATTCTCGTTGGCTCGTCTTGTGGCTTTATTTGACTCCAATCGTGAAAATAGTAATAACCTTCAACAATTCCGTCATCGTTACATTTTTCAGCAGCTAAAGTCTCAATAGGCATATGCTCAACTTGAGCAACTCGCTTTCTATCTTTAGAGTAAATTACTTGTATAGCGCACTGACCCATTAGCTTAAGATCGTATGATAATTTTCTAACACATTCCTTGTGAAACATTGTAATTGCTTGAGCGTATCCGTCAGGATTCTTGTTGCTATCTGTGGCGTCTAAGCCTTTACCAAATATCATTTGAGATATTCCGTTTATTATAGCGTTATTTGTAGGACTTCCACTGTATCTATCTATTAAATAAGAAAAATATTTGTTTTTATTCCCATATGTAACCCAATCTTTACTCTTTACAATCTCTATTTTAGGACTTGTGTAGTTGCTTAAATTTACAACATTAATTTTTCCTTGGACTGCTTCTTTACGTTTGCTCATATTATAATGAAATCATTGTTAATAGTTTGCTCTTGCTTATATAGGTTTTTATTAATGTCATATTCTTGCCTTAGAGCTTGTTTTATCGGTTGACTTGTACCAAACACCTTATCCTTATAGATAGTCTCGCTAATCGCATTAAAAACCACTCTAAGCGTATAAAAGGTTGAATCTTCTAAAGTCTTATTGTTAGCGTTTTCAAATTGTAATTCAATTTTGGTGTAATCGCCTAAATATGAAATTGTCGGATTAGCAACGGCTGTAAAAACTTCGCCGGTTATATCATCGGTCATTTCAACAGATATATCCTGAGTTTTAATTCGTGGGATACAATAAATTGTATGCTGAGATAGTGATGTGTTAATTATAATCATACATATATAACGATTTTGTTTAATGTTTTTGCAAATTAAGGCAAAAAAAAAGAGCCACATATTGTAGCTCCCTCTTTGTTGTAAAAAAATTTAGATTATATATCAGTAATAAATGCACTTGATATTGATGCTCCTACACCTGCTAATCCACCTGCTAAGAAGTTAGCCGGTTTTTTCTCCATTCCTTGAAGAGTTAAAGTGTAACCGGATAAATCTCCCATTGCTGCTCCTGTTACTACAGTTCCACCATTTACATCACAACCCCATTCGAGTCCTGCCATAAAGAAATTTCCGTTGTTATCCTCAACTACCACGTGAGGTCTCGCAACTGCGATTAAAGCTAACTCATCGTGAGATTGTGGAGATAATTTCTTGAAAGTCAAACTAATAACTTGATCGTAAAAAGTTGTTCCATTTTCTCTTGAAGAGGTCACTGTTGTTTCTAAAGAGCTTGTGCCCTTTAAAGTATATTTGAAAGCTATTGGAGATCCGTCTAAAGAGTCAATCTCATCAGAATCAGCGGGGTAAACCACTGCTCCTAAAGTTCCGTAATCAATGAAATACACTGCTTGTAATCCACCAACGCTATCTTTACACGGCTCCGTTCTGCCTTTATTAATTGTACACGCCATTGTTTTTTGTTTTTAGTTAAAAGAGCGCTTTTACACGCCCTTTATAAATTATTTCTAAGCTCCGTAATAAACTACATCAGCAGCCACTCCGTATTGCACACCTGCTGTGTAACGCATTACAAATCTAACGTTTTTTGATCCGTCAATGTCAGCCATATCAATGGTCTTGACTTCGTTGTGGTCGCTCAACAAACCTGTTCCGAAAAATAGATTTGATTTTTGAGTTGCCACTGCTCTATCATCAGCAAGTCCGTTTGCAACAACGATCTTAACTCCGTCAAAAGAAAGTCCTTGACCTCCGTCATACCACATAGTACCTCTGTTTTCAATACCTGAGTTATTTTCTCCGTTTAAGAATGATCCGAAACCACCTAATGCTCTCACATAATTTCTTGCTATATTTTGAGAAACGTAAATTAACATATCTTCTTTGTTGTATAGCGCTGAAGGTATTGCGTCAACTATTTTACCAAGTTCAGCAATAACATTGCTTGCCGTTGATGCTGTTGGTGCAACAGTGATTCCTCCGTCAGTTCCAAATGCTGCCTCAGCAAATAAAGCTGTAAAACCTTTAAAAGTTCCACCACCACCTGCTCCACTCCAAATAGAAGTTTCTGTTGCCGATGCTACATCAGCACTTAATCGAGCGATGAAAAAATCAGAAAATTTAGCAGGTAATTGATCGTGAGCGCTAAAGCCCATACTTTCAGCTTCCCAATCCGATTGGAATGGTGTTTTACAAAGTTCTAAATTTACTTGTAGTTCAGTTGGCTCGAGTATTCTCTCTGTAAGATCTACGTTTGCCGTGTCAACGAAGCCACAAGTAGCTGCTGCTATTGAAGAAGTGTAATCAACTTTCTTGATAACTTCTTTTAATTTAATGTTAGGCTTGATCGTTACTAATTGATTAGCCAATGTATTACCTGACAATAATGCCGCACCGATGTACTCACCTGCGAATTGTCCTGCGTAACTTGAATTGATTGTTGGTTCTGCCATTTTATTTAATTTTGAATGTTTGCTATTTTAGTTAAAATCCTATCATAAGTCGTTTGACTTTTATTTTTGTTGAAGTTAAATTTCGCTTTGAAATTAGCGTCTTCTTTTGGAGAGTGAGTTAAAGGCTCAACAGCCGGTTTAGATAACTCAGCTTTAAGTTCTTTTGCTTCATCAGAAACTTCTACAACTTCAGTTGCTTCGATCTCTTCAGATTGCTCGGACATTTTTTCAACTTCCATTTTTTCGACCATTGCTTTGACCTCTTCAACGAATTGATAAAATTCCTTTTTTGTTACATACTCCATTTCTTCAGCTTCCACCTCTTCTTCAACGACCTCCTCTTCAACAGCTTCATCTTCAACTTCTCCGATTGAGGCAATTACACCCTCCTCTTCAACAATTAATTCTGTGCCGTCTTCAAGTTTGTACGCTCCAACAGGTAAAGCCACTTTTTCGTCTTCAGTAACAATAAAAATAGAAGCACCACTCTCGAAGCTTTCAGCCTCAACAACAGTTCCGTTTTCTAATTTCATTTGTTCCAAAGAGACTTCCAAGCCTAAAACGGCTTTGACTTTGTTTAATGTGTTTGTTGCACTCATTTGACTTTGGTTTTAAATATTAACGATTAATTTTATTTGTTTTGCGTTTAAGCGATTTTATAACTTAGTAACTTTCATAATTGCGGATCCGGTTTTATTCATTATCGGCTTTCCGTCAAATTCGTTTCCAACCTCAATATTATATAAACCACCTTGAGTTGCACCGGCACCTGTGGATAAGGTGCTATCTCTTGTCATTAATAATTTATAGGTATCAATTAACGGATCGCCATTATTATAAGCAAGGACTCTATGAACATAAGAATAATTTATTATATCCATTGATTGATAATTTGGCAAATTAATTACATAAGGAAAATCTATCACTCTATCAGAAACCATTGGTAGCACTCCTATAACTGTGTTTCCACCACTTCCCACTGCTCCTTGTCTTGATAATTGCAGTCTAACATCAATACGATAATATCCTACTTCAGAAAGTATTAAATCGCCACTTGGTTTTAAAACGGCGCCATCAGTTGTGTTACCCATATCTCCTAAATTACCAAAATTTATTTGTTGCCATTCATCATCAGCAACACTGAATTCTTGATTGTTACTGTTTTTAACGTACAATATGTTTCGGTTTGGTAGGTGGTTAAGAGATATTTGACTTGTAACTCCGTTTTGAACGATTGGAATGACGTCTGTTTCTGTTCTTGAAGTAACTATTGGTAATTGTGTAATTGTTTTACTGCTCATAATTATTTATTTTTATTATATTCCGATTTTAACAAAATCCTCTTGCACAAGAGCATATCCGTCTTCCGTTAATAAATAAGGCGTGTTATATATACTACCAATTCCTTGCGCTTGTAAACTGCCGTCGCAACACTTTCTGTTATAAGTATTATCCGGACATAAACAAGCTCTTGATGAGTCATTAGGACTTGTCCGGCTCGGCGTTTTAAATTCTCTGTTCCTCATCTATCTATTTTAACAATTCCTTAAGCTCGTTCAATATATCGTTGCTTAAATCGTCTTCACTTTTTTGTTTGTTTTCAGATTTGTCTGCAAAATATCCTTCAATAGAAAATCCTTTGACCTTCCCTGTTTTTACAAAATCGTTCCATATATCTTCATTGTCTACTTTAACCGATCCAACCCAAGTTCCCAATGGTAAATCCATTCCAAACATATTAGATTTATCGTTGTTTTTATCCTCAACCAACCAACTCTCAACAAGTGTTAAACCCTCTAATTGTTCTTGATGTTCTAAAGTGGACTGACTTTGGTTACCTTGTTGGAGGTATAGTTGAGAAGCTTTACGCACTGTATCTCTGCTGAAATAGATATAATACTCTTCATCATCGTTTTTTCTGTAAATAGGTTTATTAGGTATTAAAATTGCACCAATTAAAATTTTTCTTTCAGTGTCTTGTTCGGCAAATTTAAACTCTTGAGATTTAAGAGCTACAAAATCCTCTTCAATGGCAGGACTTTCTACAATGCTAATTGCCTCAACAAAGTTATCTTCCAATTCATCAATAATTAATTCGACTATTTTCATAATGTTATAACGATTTTATTTGTTTATTTTGCATTTAACCGATTGAAGCTCCGTCAATGGTATTTCTTTCCATACTTTGAGCTGTTGTAACGTCGTTGGATACTACAAAAGCTTGTATAGGTTGTTGGCTTTGACCTCCGATTGCTTCAGCTAATTGATTTGTTCCTGAAGATCCGATCATATTAAATGAAGGTGCTTGCGCTCCTCCTCCGGATCCTGCTCCACCTGATATCGAAGGAGAAGGCATACTTGCCGGACTTGCTCCGGTACTTCTAACAGCCTTTTTCATCTGAGAAATAATAGAAATTCCTTGACCGATTGCTGCTGCAATGGTAACTATATTCCAAGGAAAACCTATCTTTGCTGATGACGCAACGTTGGAAGTCGTATCAACCACTGTCTCTGCTGCTGCTTGTTTACCTTTGAAGGTTATTCTTTTAAGATCCATTATGGTTTCTTTCATAGCCAATGCTGACTTTGCAACAAGCAACGCTTTACCAACACCGGACTCAGCACCTGCCAACGCAATAACGCCGTCTAAGGCTGCGACTTTTCCGGCTAACTTAGTATCATCAATTTGTTTTTCGGCAGCAGCATATTTGTCTAACAAGTCAACTTTTTGCTCTTCACTTAACATTTCGTCTTCTAACAACAACGCTCTTCTTTCATTAATTAAGGCTCTTTTTTCTTCAAATCCTAATTGCTCATATTCTCTGTCCAATTCTAACTTCTCAACTTTCGCTTCAGCTTTCTTTAAATCTTCTTGCTTCTCTTTTTCTATTTCAGCCAATCTCGTTTCTTCATCTTTCTTTTTAGCTTCCACTTCTAATGAATCGTAATAATCGTTGACTGCTTTTATTGCTTCTCTTTTTTCGGTTTCGCTTAGTTTTAAAGCTTCGATCTCTTTTAGCGCTCTTTCGCGTTTTCGCTGCGCTTTAAGCAACGAACTTGTATCCGTCATATCTTCCGACAGCTTTAAGAATTTACGCTCAATAGAAGCAATCTTCTCAAGGTCTTTTGCTTTTTGTTTAGCTCTCTCTTCAGCAGCTTCTTTGTCTTTCACTGCTTTTTCTTCGGCTAATGCGACGTCTATTTTATCTTGTTTAGCCTTCTCTGTTCTCGCTGCCTTGCCTTCTTGTTGTGCGTTAAACCTTGCTATTGCCGTTATTCTATTAACAGCAGCCGTTTTAAATTGCTCTACACCATCTTGAATGTCTTTTGCTCCGTCATTTATTATTTTTGTAGCTTCTCTCATTCTCCTTTTAGCAGCACCAACGTTAATGCCTGATCCAAGAATTGGCACCTTTGACAATGATATTAAAACGTCTTGTGAAAACTTGTATATTGCTCCTCCTATTATTTTAAATAAACCAACACTGACGTCTTTGAAACCTCCTAAAATTAATTTCATTCCTGTAAATTGCTCGTTCCAAGCAAAAGCTATAACGTCAACAACTTTACCAAGACCTGTGATAGCCCAAGTAAGACCTTTGATAAACGTTCTTTGCATTTTATTAATTGGACCTTCTCCGTCTTCAATGCCTAATAAAAATCCTTCCCAAGCAGATCCTAATTTAGTCATATCCCCTTCAAGGTTATCTAATCTAACCTCAGCCATACTCTTAGCTGATCCTTCAGCGTTCATAAACTCTTGTTCAAGTTCTTGTAGCTTCTCCGTACCTGTACTTGCTAAGTTCAAAAGAGATTTACCACCAACAGCTCCTACCAACTCAATCGCTGTATTAAGTTTATTTGATGAAGTGTTAACTTTATTCATTGCCTCCTCAAGAGTCATTCCTTTTTTAGATAGCTCAATAAACGTTTTTGATAAACCCGTTCCTGCCATTGACCCTGAAATACCTCTATCTGCTAAAGCTCCTAATAATGCCGTTGTTTTTTCAACCGATACATTTGCTGCCGATGACACCGGCGCTACCATTTTTAAGGACTCTCTAAGCTTGTCAAAATCTAATGCTGACTTCGAGGTTGCTAAAGCCATAACGTCGACAACTCGTTGCGTCTCTTCCGTTTCTAAGCCAAAAGACTTAACAGTTGCTCCGGCAAAAGCTGCAGCACTACCCAAATCAACTTCTAATGAAGCTGCAAGATCCAATATTGCAGGTGTAGAGTTTTCTATATCTTGAATTGAAAAGCCTAATTTTGCTAATTCAGTCTGTAAATCTAAAACTTGTTTTGCTGTAAACGCTGTTGTTGCTCCTAACTCTTTTGCTTGTTCGGTCAATACACTTAGCTCATCAGCCGTTTTACTTGTTATAGCTCTAAGCGTTGAAACTCCTTTACCAAATTCAGCACCAACCTTAGCTGCTTTCATTAATACACCTACCAAAGCACCTGCTGCTACAATTAAAGCTCCTACACCTGTTGATATTAAAGCGCCTTTAAATAAGTTTAAAGCAGGTATCATTGACATTACAGAGGCTTTCATTCCGACAAAAGCCGTCTTTATAGTTGCTCCAAATCCCATTGCTGACTTGCCGGCACCCTTTAAGCTTTTATCAACCTTTTTAACGTTGGTTTGAGCCTTGCCGGTCTTTACTACAATTTCAATTACTTCCTTAGCCATTTCAATTCTCTTTTAAGTTGTTTAAATCCTTCTCTGAAAGTCATAGGTAATTTATACTTGCCTTGTGCTATTCTGATGTTTTCCGTTTCTCCTTCTAAATAAGGCAGTAATTTTATAATGTTGTTAATCATTTCTTCTTATTCTGTTAAATAGTTCTAATTTGCTTTCACCTTTTTGTAAGTTAGTTGTAATGCTATTAATGATGTATTCTCTTCCGTCAATAATAAAAGTGTCAGCAAGAGAGTAATTTAATAAAATCCTCATAGGTAAATAAGCAGTCATTCTTACAGATCTTCTCCTTGTATCAAATACGTCTCTTACATATTTCTTGTAATAAGTATTAAATAAACTGTCTTCTTTAATTTCTCCTGTAAACTCGTCAACCTCAGCACCGAAGTTAATTGTTTGATTTAATAAACTGTTAGCAGGTCTATTGTACTGAGTAACCTCTTCAGGCACTCCACTACTTACTCCGTTAAAAAAACTCAGTGAAGCGTCCGGTGTATTTCTCCTTATAAATAAAAGAGGAGAAGTTAACGTTGGCTGTTGATCTTTGTTGACGCTCCAACCATATTGTATTTTGGTTAGATTACCGGTCTCTATATCTGAAAGCCTTTCGTAAACAAACTTTTCATAAGGTACTTTAACAACATACTTTTGACCTCTATCAGTTCTGTTAATATCGTTTGCTTGTGTACTGTTTTCTAAATTTCCATATGTTGAATTATTAATCTCATCATAATTTATAGCTAAAAAAGTTTTTTGTTTATCGTATCTAAAAGCAATTTCTTGATAAGGTATAGAAAAATTAATTTCACTTTTAGTCTCGTCAATGTACTGAGTAATTTCTCTTGGTGTACCGGTTTCATAAAACGAATCTAATGTTTGCACTTTAATTTTGCCGTCAAGTTGTACGAAGGCAGTAAGATTAAACATTTTAAATATACCTGTGAGAAAGTCTAAAACTTTAATTCTCGGTATTTGGTCTGCTATAATAATATTTGAAACAGCAGTTGTTGGAGCTACATCGTTAATTGTGTAGCTATAATTATACAACTCAGGTGGCTCGTAAGGATCTGCTGCTGATTCCCAATAATAAAAATTTTGTCTTAATTCTATAAATGTCGTAAAAATAAAAGCAGGGTCAGTTGATGTTATTCTAAAGCGAATTGAGACGTCTTCATTTTCTCCCCATTGTCCGTTTCCAATATTTTGTATAAAGCCGACTCCGGTTGTAATGTTTTCCATTGATTGTATAGTAACAACCTCAGCGCCGTCTACTCGTTCAACGTACATATTAAAAACTGATGAGCTTGTAACGTTCCAATTAGCAGTAAATGTTACAAAGTTTATTTCTGATCCGTCTTCCCAAAAAGCTCCTCTTGAATTCCAAATACCATTTTCAATATTTGAAAAAGCCGATATTGTATCGTTGAAATATAACTCGCTAAAATTAAAGGGATCCCATTCTCCTCCTTGAGCGTTCTCGAATAGCGTCGTAAAAGGTATATTAACAAAAGCTGATCCGTCATACGACACTCCTAAGTTGCCTTTTGCTCTTTGAAACCATAAGTACAAGTTGTCATATACTTCGTTGTCTAACCTAAAGAAACTGTCACTGTCTCCTATATTAAATTCCAAACCTGTAAAGGCAGAGATTCTATCAATAATTGCCGACACTTTTAAAGCAGGTTTTAAATCCGTGTATCGAAGTCCTTGATTTGTATTACTATCATAAGCTACATTGTATGAGTTTAATTCCGGATTTCCTGTGTCGTGCGTTAATCTATTGGTGTGAGAGATTAAAGGATATACAACGTTTTTACCTCCTGCCGATTGTACGTGAGACTTTAAACCTTGAAGCACTATCTGTTTACTATATTCGTGATTATAGTCAGAGAAGGTCTCGAAGCAAGTTTGTATAGTTATTTCTTTAAGCTTCTTTTTTAAATCAACTGTTTCTCCAAAGAAAGTTAATTTGTACGCATACGGCTTGTTTGCCTTCATTTGAACGCCGTCCATTGCCATAAAGCCTTTTCTGAATAGAAGAGAGTTTATATGTATCTCAGATCTGATTTTATCATTTCCGTTGAAGCCGTTGTTAATCTCAAAATTATAATAATGCTTAAATATTTTGTTATTTTTTTTTGATGAGGGTACAGCGAAACTTTTTGAGAAGTCCGTGAATATAGATCCGATGTCTTTTACATTTTGGATTGTTTGTGTAAGAGAAATTGACTCATCATCGAATAAGTCTAAAAGCTCTCCACCTACATATAATTGGACTTTTTGCATTTATCTAACGTTTTGAATTTTATCATAGGCGTACTCAAACTCTAATGTGTATTGAATAAGCTTATCATTTAAATGAGTCTTCTCTTTCATTGATGAGGTTGTTATGTAAACCGGTGAAACGCTTAAGTCGTCAAACTCAATCCAAACCTGCTCCGACATCAATAGTTGTTTTATAGGGTCAACTAAACATTCTCCAACAAATCCTGTGTTAGCTGTAATATTTTCTTTTGCTGTTACATCAAAACGT